ATATCCAGCGGGGATTGTATATTGGGCGCCTTGCGCAATACCTGTTTGCGGTGCAATATGACCTACACAGGTTCCATTTCTATTAGCATGGATTTCACCAACATTTGGATTTGTTCCGTTGTAATGTAGGTAATTCAAACGAGCATAAGAAAGAGAGGTGACAACAGGAGTTGTGCCGTTGAGAGTTATGGTTTCAGTTTGCGATTCAAATGTAGATGCATTCAATCCCATGATGAGAATTGTTCCCGTGTCACTGGCAGAACCACTAACAAGACTTAACGTTCCAGGGGTCGACCATGCTGACCAAGGATATATTTCAGAATGCGACCAGAAACTTTCCTCTGCGCCATTAGCAAACGCCTCGTTGTATCCTGCCTTGAACACCCCTGACATACCAGGAACAAGACCACGAGCAACATTCAATCCGAAGGTGCTATTTTCAGATACCGCGGCGCCACCGGCAAGCGTTACTGGAAAAGGATTGGATTCTTCAACAATAGAACCATCTTTCAGGCCAATAGCCATGGTCTCCAGACGGTGCGGAGATTCCATTTCTTGGTCATCTACTTTCCATTGTGCCATATTAGACTCCTAAAAACGTTTTGAAGGACATTGCTTCATGGAGCCCCATACCACGGCGAACATCTTTATAGAGTTCGTGCTTATGCTTCGTTGACATGGCACTTGGTGCCATCTTATGAAATTCTTTTTCGTTACCAGCAGCGGCATGATGGCGCATCTTTGTGCCAGAAGCACCTGCTACGCCAGTGTCCTCATCCGAACGCTCTTTACCAACGGTATGAATGGTAATCTTCTTAAAGTTATAGTAACCGTGACGACCTTCTTTGCCATTATACTTGTGTGTAAGTGCATGGAATTCGTGTGCGCGGTCTGAACCAACATGTAAGTGTAAGTGAGAAACACCTTCGCTATGAAGTCTTGACAGTTGATGAAGAAGGGTTGGATGTTCTTTATCTAGCAGACGAACATTCGCACCTGGAAATGCTCTCTTAGCATGTTTTAACTTCTGTTCTGGTGACAATGGATTCTTCTTAGCATCATGAGTGCCAGTAAGAACAATCGTATGACCGTGCGAACCAGCAGTCCTACGAACCTGATTAACAACGGCTTCATGACCGACTGTAATCGGATTCATTCTACCTTGCGTGATATGATGGTGAACGTCACTCATTTCTTACCTCTACTAGCTCTTAGAATTGCACTACGTTCTCTATTAGCTTTTGAGAAGCCTTCACGGTCAACAACTTTAAGGCCATGAGCGACATAGCCTTCGCCGCCAGCGGCTGCACCATTAATATGTGTCGAGAACCCACCCCCACCAGCACGGTCTAATCCTCTAGCAAGATGATTTGTTGCCTGTTGTAGGTGATGGTGAATTTGGAATGATCTTTCGAATTGTTTTTTGTTGGCATCTACCTGATATAGATGAGTATTCATAGTAGCAGTCTTGCGCTCTTTAGCGGCTGGAGTCTTGACGGCATCTATTAGTTTCTGGTGTGCCGCCTGTAAATGCTTTCTGTATCCTTCAACAGAAGGTTTTTCACCACTCGTGACTGTTCTATTGATGTAAGTTCTTAGATGTATTTCATGGCCAGATAGATGGTCATATGTATGACCCCTCATTAATTTCTCCGCGGCATCTAAATGCTCTGTGGCTTTTGACCTAACAGCGGCAGGAAGTTTGCGCTCCCCATCTGATACCAGATGTTGCACCATATGAACATCGGGATGTGATTGAAAGTGCGACATGTCCGTGATAGGATGTGCAGTTCGTTCTGGACCCTTTAGCTCCGTATGAATAGTGGCACTGACCTTAGACCTCTTCAACTTCTTCGCTTCTTCACTACCCGCAGTTGCACGATATTCAATTGTGTTGGGAGTGTGTGAGATATGCGAGGAGTATTCCGATCTTCCAGAAGGTTCACTCATATATCCACCCTGATATTCACCGGGCTTTTTAGGAAGAACTTTACCCAGATGGGCATGAAGTGCCTTTAGAGGACCAACAAGATATGGTTTATGGCCGTGCTGCTTTTCAATATCTGAGGCAGAATAGTTATAGTGAGAACCCGCACCCTTATACTTTACACCGATCTTACCGTCCGCTGTTCGAATAGCATGAAAGGACATTCTATCATCAATCTTACGAGTGATAGGAGTTTTCCCATGCGCAACACCACGCAGAGTTTCCAATGCGTGGTGTGCAGCGTCTTGACTATCAAACGATCTATCAGAGGGATGCTCAATATGAGCAATACCACCGGTGTGTGTTGCCTCTGTAATGAATTGTGTAAGTGATAACATAAGGGTCCATCTCTATAGTGTACCCCATATTTATAATATTTTCGAAACACATTTTCTCTTTTCTGTCTAATATTATATACTAGCAGATTCTGAGGAAATGTCAAGCGGTATTTTTACGGCAGTATAGCACTCAATTCTTCTGTGACATCCACAGCGGTAAGATCGATAGGAGGAAAATCGATTGCGCCATTTAGATTAACTTGAAATGTTTCCGAATTGGTTGGCGCATCTGCGAAATAAACTTCAAAGCCCGCAACGGTTTCTCTAGAAAATGCATCTCCACCCTCAAACATGTGGGCAACTTTATCAAGTTCCTCATTAATCATTTCAAAAGTTGGTTCACCTCGGAAATATTTGACAATGTATTCTTTACCGCCAATTGTTTTCCATAGAGGCAAATCGGGACTGCCAACATTTACCCAAAGAAAAGATGACACTACTAATTTCAGTTCAATATCCATAATATTTCCTAAATTTGGTGCGCCGTGCAGGACTCGAACCTGCTGCCTCAAGATTAGAAGTCTCGCGCTCTATCCAGATGAGCTAACGGCGCATAACTATTGTATACTACATTTATAAGAGTTTGTCAAGTTAAAATTCAAACTTTGAAAAATCTCTCCGCTTACCAATGGTGGTATTTTCAAACACTGGAACATCATCTTGTCCAGAGTCCATGATGCCAGACTGGGCTTCTTCTTCCAAGTCATACAGTTTCATCTTACCACGATCGATACCAACCATGAAACGTTTGTTCATTCCAGGGTCGTTATAACGATTCTTCAACTGCTTCACCATCAACTGGCCCATCTTGTCAAGTTCTTCTGTTGCGATAAGGGCAAACATCAAGTCAGCCGTCGCTGGCAGACCAAATGATTCCGATGTATCAGTCAGTTCAACGTCCGAGTTGGCATATCCACTACGGGTTGTCTGTGTAGCGGAGACGATTGGCAAGTCAAACTCTACTGCCAGACCACGGAGTTCTTCTGCGATACCCTTGATGACAGTGTAAGAGTTGGCACCAGAAGATGCTTTGTATCGACTAGATGCACAGATATTGAGATAGTCAATGAAGATAACGTCTGGCTTGAAGTTTCGCTTCAACTGGAGTTCATTCAACAGGGCCTTGAAGTGTCCAACGTGAGCCGATGCAGTTGGATATTCTTTGACAATCAAACGACCCTCAGTCTTCGAACGAATCTTTGCAATACGTTGGTCAAACATAGACTTCGAAAGGTCTTTGAGTTCTTGAATATTGACGTTCATCAAGTTGGCATCGATACGTTCTGCGATACGTTCTTCTGCCATTTCCATGGTGATATACAAAACATTCTTGTTCTGACCCAATGCACCAGCTGCCATGTGGCACATGAACAGAGACTTACCAACACCAGTACCAGCAAGAGCAATGTTCAATGTCTTATTTGGTAGACCACCATTGGTAATCTTGTTGAACATCTCGAGGTCAAACGGCAACTTAGTTTCTGCGCGGTGATAGAAATCAAAACGGTCTTCGGCGTTATCAATGTAGTCATGCCCTACGTTGTTATCAAAGCCCACAGATAATGCATCTTGAAGAATAGAAGGAATGCCATCTTGCGAATGTACCTTGTCTTCGCCATCAATGATTTGAATTGATTGCATAATAGCATTATACACGGCTCGGTCTTTGCAGAACTTTTCGGTCTGGTCTAGAAGCCACTTCTCATTGGCATCCACATCATCATCAAGTGCGGTTAGAGTTTCAGTAACATGCTGATACTCTTTCTCATTTACCTTGCGGTCATTCTGTAGAGCAATGTTGATAGCGTCGATTGTAGGAAGAGAATTGTATTTTGTCACAAACTCATTGATATACCGATAGATTAACTTCTCGGCATTGTCAGTAAAATATTCATCTTTAATGAATGGGATTACCTTACGCAGGTAATCCTCATCCGAAATCAACTTACTTAGGATAATAGTTTCAATCTTCTTCTGCAACTTTCACATCCTCTAGTTCAAAATATTCTTCATAATCATTAGCAATCTTCACGCAACAATCTTCACAAACCCACTTCTCAAAAGTTAGGCCATGTTCTGAACCATGAAGACAGATTGCGGCATCTTTCTTAGGATTGATGCCGCAACCACATTGGTCACAGATTTTCGTATTCTTCTGAAATATCTTCGTCAGGAATGTCCACATTTTCACCCTCCATCATTTGTCCCCCTGCCATGCGGTATCTCTTTTCAACCCACTCGCTGAATGTTGGGTCGGTCAGAACTGGCATCCAGAATTCTTTGTTGTATGTATCATTCAAGCGATACTTCTTTTCCTCGGTAGCAATCTGATACCAACCATTCGATGGCTTGATTACGTGACCGCTTTCAAGTGCAATGTCTAGCAGACCAGACCACTTGCTGATACCACCTTCGAAGGTAACTTCAATAGGAATCTTGGACTTCTCACGAACGTAGCGAGACTTTTCAACGTTGATGATAAAGTTGTAACCAACAATCTCGGTACCCTGCTTCTCTTGTTGACGACCAATGATAAAGATATTATCTGCCGAGTAGTAGATGCCAGTACCACCAGAGACGATTGCCTTCGGGAACATACCGATTTCCATGTAAGTATGATTGACAACTACCATAGGAATGTCCTTGATGGTAAGATGTGGTGTAATCATACGGAACAAAGACTTCATCTGCTTGGCGCGAGTCATATCTGCGACCGACTTACCGTCTAAGGCATCATCAACTTCTTTCTTAGAAGCAAGGTTACCAACGGAGTCAACTACAATCATGACACGGTCCTTACGTTCAAGTTCATTGACTTGCTTCATGATATCGTGTTTCAATTGTTCAATGTCGGTGATAGGTGTGTGAACAACCTTACCGGTATCGATGCCAAAGTTCTCAAAGTATGACTGCGGTGCACCAAATTCTGAGTCGTAGAACAAGACAATACCGTCATCATACTTGTCCAAGAAACTCTTTACCAACATCATAGCGAATGCGGTCTTAAAATGTTTTGATGGACCAGCAAAGATGGTCAGCCCTGGTGTTAGACCACCATCTAGTTTACCAGACAGAGCCACATTCAAGGCTGGCACCGCTGTCTGAATTAAATCCTTGGTGCTAAAGAGTTTGCTTTCTGATAGCACATTCGTTTCTTTAATGGTGCTATTCTTTTTCAGTTTATCTAGTAATGCGCTCATGCGAATAAGTCCTCCAATGTTGCTTTTTTCTCAGTAGACCAGCCTAGGCCGCCTACAATCATGTTAAGTGGGTCAAGAAATGCCTTCTGGAACATCATCTTATAATCTATATACCGGTGGATGTCAAGCTCTTTTGGCATGGTTCCGAGAAAAGCGATACAATTTTCATGCATCGTATTAGGTTCTTTGAGATAAAGAAACTTAATCTTTTCACCCTCTTGAATTAATTCATACTTCTTGTCAAGATTGGCTTTCTTGATCATATGGTTATACATCAATGCACCACGAACATGCATCGGTGTACCTTTGGCATAAATGTCCGATGTTGATGTATACTTCAATAGTCCGTTTACCCCTCGTGGAAATGCAATCTCTTCTGGTGCCATCTTATAGAAGGCTTCACGAGTGTCTTCAATGAACTTCTGTAGAGTTACCTCATCGGAAGTCAGGCAGAGTCTGACGGCTTCTTTGAGGCTCGTGCGAACGGGCGCTGGCGTAGACGAGCGGACGATTTCGAGGCCCATAACCTTGAGTTTTGGCTCATCGTAACGGACGCCTTCGTTGTCATAGACATTAAGCGCATACCTCTTTTTTGCAACCCAGATGCCACGTTCCGCGATTGCCTCGCGTTTGAATATAATTTTCTTCTGAAATGCATTCGTGTAGTTCGCAAGTCCATCACAACTCTTGTTGATTGCCTCTGTGATTTTCTCTTCGCAGATTTTATCGAGAACGCCAATGAGTTTATCGCGGTCCATATCAGGATAAAACTTATTAACAAGAGGCTCCAAGGAAATATAGCAAGAGTCAGTATCAGAGTAGAAAGAGTAGTTATGTCCATTTGTTCCTACGACCTTGTTAAGATAAACATCAAGCGCCTTACCTACTTCCTGAATAATATACTGACCAGTCATAGTTATACCTTCTGCTACGCGGGCATCATAGTAGCGGAAGTATTCATTACCCATGGCACCGAATAGAGAGTTCAACTGAATCTTTCTTGCCATTTGGAAGTTATTATACTTCGAAATGTCGTTCTTTAGTTTGGGATTTTTAGTAGCTTCGTATTCTTTCTGTGCGGCAATCATTAACTTCTTGTAGCGTTGACGGTCATCAAAGAACTTCTCTACAATTTCAGGAAACAAGCCTTGCTTCGTGCGATTATAGCAATACCCATTCGAAGTCATACAATAGTCATTGTCTTTTAGGTCATCAAGGTCAAAGGTCTTATCAAGAAGACCACGAACGGTGGTGTCTTTGACATAACCATTTACCATGGTTTCAGGCGACATGTTATACTGCATAATGATTGACGGATACAGAGAGGTAGCATCAAAAGAAACTACCCAGTCATACTTACCGGGCTTAGGCTCTTGAACGTAAGCACCTTCGATGCCGCGACCCTGTTGGTCTTTCTTCTGCGGAATGTGAATATTCTTATCATACAGGTGATTGTAGAGAAGACAATCCCAGGTGCGAACCTGTGAGAAAACGTCATTGTAATTACACTTAGCGTCATATGCCATAGTGAGAATAAGTTCAATCAACTTCA